AATGGAAACACTAAAGCAAATATCGCTGACGTGGTTTCGTGCTGCAGCCTCTGCTGCTATTGCACTCTACCTCGCAGGAGAAACTGATCTCAAGACTCTAGGAACTGCAGCACTTGCAGGATTCCTCGGTCCTGTATTGAAGTACCTCGACACATCCGCTAAGGATTTTGGACGCGGAGCAGCGTAGTTTGTAGATAGCGCGAGGCAATGGCCCTGTCACCGAAAGGTGATGGGGCCTCTTTTTTGTTGCCTAAATTTCTTCTTTATCTACTGGACAAGGAACCTTGACTAGGTTGCCACAGTTAGCACATTGACCGTCCAATGCCCACCAAGAGATCTCATAGTCATCAAACTGAGCAAAGATATTGAAGATGGTGCAGCCACAAGAACAGGCGTGGACTGGACCAAGAGTGCGTAGGTCAGCAGCACTAATGGGTGGAAGCGGTGTATATTTCAGCAGCCGAAGTAGACGGAACCACATTCTCTGCACGGCTCCCTCCTTGAGGTCGGTCGCCTCTCGGCCTTCGGCCTCGGCACCGTCAGGTGCCGTTTATTCGCCTTCGGCTCATATTGTAATAATCCATCAGAGTGTCGCTGGCGCGACACGCCGTATCTTCCATTACCATTATCCAGTGACCACATTAGTAGCGATTGAACTAGAAGACAGAGCAGTTCTAGCAGCAGATAGTCAGATAACTGAAGATAACCTGCGAACTATTAGTAGTTCCACTCCCAAGATTATTCACGTGGGTAAGTACCTACTAGGTCTTGTCGGAGATGCTAGGCCAGGAGATATCCTCGCCTATAACTGGACTCCGCCCACCTACAAAGGAGCAGATCCCGTCCAGTGGATGGGTAAGAAAGTAATGCCGTCCATACTCACGGCATTCAAAGAGAATGGATATGACCCATATGAAGCGACGAAAGATAAAGACACAGGATTCGACTACATTGTCGCGTTTGATGGGAATGTATTCCATATCGCGACGGACCTGTCGTTCATCAAGAGTGATGGCGGCATTTATGGAATCGGCAGTGGCGGTGCTTATGCTCTCGGTTATCTTTATGATCGTATGGGTCGTCTCACTATTGGTAATGTAGAGCAACACGCCGAGAAAGCCGTTCAGATTGCTTCAATGCTGGACATCAATACTTGCCCACCCATACAGTTGGTTACTCAAATGAAGGAGTTAGGATGAGGCAAGACTGGTCGCATTGGACTGTATATTTTAATGCTAATAGCCTGCAAAACTGGGGCTTAGGTATCAACTACTACCACGAATATGAATCAACACCGTTTGTGATAATGGCTAGAATTTGTCAGTTAGACCTGCTATTCTTTAACATTACAATTACACGATGGGAAAAAGCACGGTGGCGATAGATCCAAAAGAACTACTAATCAAGGCTCTACACGAGCGCGAGAATAAAAGACCGCGTTCTACTCAGGTTCAGATAGGACCATCAGAGTTAGGTGGTTGCCGTCGTAAGGTCTGGTACAAGTTAAATAACCAACCAGAGACCAATGAGAATGAGATGAAGTTGGCTGCCATTATGGGTACAGCCATTCACGGTGCTATTGAGAAAGCACTAGCAGATAACAAAGAAGTTTTGATAGAGCAGACCGTTGAACATAACGGAATGAAAGCACACGTAGATCTCTACATCCCAGGTTCTGGAGATGTAGTTGATTGGAAGACTGTCAAGGTCAAGAACCTTGCCTATTTTCCAAGCCAGCAACAACGCTGGCAAGTTCATACTTACGGATACCTCATAGAACAAAGTGGATTGGGGAAGGTCCACAATGTGCATCTTGTGGCTATTCCACGAGACGGTGACGAGCGCGATGTAAAGGTCCACTCTGAGAAGTACGATTCTTCCATTGCGCTTGAAGCCCTATCTTGGTTGGCTGGTGTCAAAGAGTCACAGACTCCACCAGAACCAGAAAAGGATGAGAGTTACTGTAAGTTCTATTGTAAATACTACGACGCATCTGGTGAGATGGGATGCGTTGGTCTAAAAAAAGAACGTACAAAAACTGAATTACCGTTGATCCAAGATAAGCAAGCCTCAACCAAAGCGCTGACTTATCTGCAATTAGATAACCAAATAAAAGAATTGACTGCACAGAAAGAGTCTTTGAAAGAAGAACTATCTGGAGTAGTCGGTGTAACAGACACAGGAGTAGAGGTTCGTTGGTCTGCTGTGGCTGGTGCCAAACAAGTGAATAAGGAATTAGTCCAAGAACTTCTGGGCTTTGTTCCTACAATCGAAGGCAAAGAAAGTCTGCGCCTTTCTGTCAAACATACTGGAGGTAAATAGTGGCTGCAAACGAATCAACCAAGTTCCAAGTGAATTTCAAATCACCAGATGGAACTCTTATCAATCTCTACGCTGCAAACAAGGAGGAACTAGAAGCACTGCTAACCGCAGCGCAAGACTTTTCCGCCCTCATTGGAAGCGTTAGCCAGTCTTTCTCAGGCGTTAGATCTGCTGCGCCCGTATCATCTGGTGGATTTACACCAGCACCAGCAAAACCACAGGTAGTCGAAGGACAGACACCTGAATGCAAGCACGGACAGATGTCATTCCGTACAGGTAACGGAGCGAAAGGACCTTGGAAGGCTTGGATGTGTGCTTCACCTAAAGGCACACCTGACAAGTGCGACGCAATCTGGGTTCGATAACCAAGTGCGCGACCCACGAGAGTACGAAAGTCCTCTCTGTGCGGAAGTTGATGGCGATTACTGGTTCCCAGAAGATCTATCTGGTTACGGAAAATACGAGAACGTCAATCTCGCTAAACGTATCTGTGGAAACTGTAGTCACCGAACTGAATGCGCTGAATGGGGAATTAACAAAGAACGCTACGGTATGTGGGGAGGACTCACTGCTCGTCAGCGTCAAACAATAAGAAGAAAACTTGGGATAGTTCTACCACCAGAAAAGAGGGAAGAGAGAAGTGCTTAGACTTTCACGTGCGTGGCAATCCACGAACGTCAAGGCTACACCCCTACCCGATGTATGGAAATCTCTTGTCTCCACTGATGTCAATGTAAAGTTCAGACGAGGACAAGTCTGTATGGTTGCTGCTGCACCCAATGCAGGTAAGTCTATGTTTGCTCTGGTCTATGCGATAAAGGCCAATATCCCAACACTCTTCTTCTCAGCAGATACAGATACTGCAACTGTAATGATCCGTACTGCTGCTCATCTGTCAGGTCATTCACAACTGACAGTTGAAACTAATTTACAAAAGAATCCACGTCACTACCAAGAGTACCTTTCTAAGATGCAGAACATACAGTGGGTCTTTGACTCCAGTCCGTCACTCGATGATATCGAGATGGAGATAAAGGCGTATATCGAACTGTATGGAATTGCACCTGAACTTATAGTGATAGATAACCTAATGAATGTAGCAGCCGAAACAGATAATGAATGGGCTGGACTACGTGCAATTATGATGGAGTTACACGATATGGCACGCAAGACCGAAGCCTGTGTGCTAGTGCTTCATCACGTATCAGAACAGAGTGAGTATGGATCTCCCACGATGCCCCCTCCTCGTCGTGCCATACACGGCAAAGTAAGTCAATTACCTGCCATCATTCTGACCCTTGGTTATGACCCCTCCCAAGGAATGCTTCGGGTTGCTGCCGTGAAGAATCGGTTTGGACCTCACTATGCTGATGCTTCACGGTGGGCAACACTATTTACAAACTTTGGTGCGTGTCAGATAGGCGATGCTGACTCTCAAGGACGGGCGTACCTCCACGATAACTTACAGGTGACACGGTGAGTAGTTACAACAAAGTCAAAGGTTCCAAGTTTGAAACCGATGTGATGAAGTATCTACGCAAACTAGGTCACTTTGCTGAAAGACTTGCTAAGGCTGGCTCTAATGACGAAGGTGATATTGTCACCATAATCGCAGGTCAGACCTATATTCTAGAGTGTAAGAATCGCAAGTCACTGAATCTTCCTGCCTTCTGGGACGAAGCACAGGTAGAAGCAAAGAACTATGCGAAGGCACGGGGGATGGTTGCGACTCCTCCTGCCTTCGTTATAGTCAAACGCAGACAACACGGAGTAGAGAAGGCTTGGGTTATCCAAGACCTTGATCAATGGTTAGTAGAAAGGACAAGCAATGCCAGTACCACAAGGCAAGATAACAACGAGTGAAATCTGGACAGGTGAACCAGAAGATGTACAACTACCAGAGGAACCAACTGAGGTAGAAGAAAAAGAACAGGAAGACCAAGCGTGATCTGCAATGACTGCAGTGTGGGTGGTGACTTCAACTCACAAGGAAAGTATGAGAAGTCAGAAGAACTACACGGCTATTGCAAAGGAGACTGCGGATGCCAGCACAAGACTGGTCCAGGGTGGTTCGTCCGAAGAGGAGTAAAGGCTCCGTTGATGCAGACGCAATCCCCGTAGCAGTAATCGTTTCCTACTATGGTGGGGAAGTAAGAGAGGGTAAGAGCGCTAGTGTCAAGTGTTGTATCCACGATGACTCAAGGCGTAGTGCAGTAATGAATACGTATGACAACTTATATTACTGTCATACCTGTGGTAAGGGTGGGTCATCTGTCGCTATTGTGATGGAGAAGGAGAACTTGGAGTTCAAAGATGCAGTCAAACGAGCAGTCGAAATTGTTACTGGAAGCGGTCACACGTTACAGTCAAGGCATAGACGAGGCAACGCTAAAGTATCTCGACGGACGTGGAATATCTAAGGAAGTTGCAGACCAGTTTATGTTGGGAACCGTTGTGGATCCTGCCCCTGGTCACGAACAGTTTGTTGGGTGGTTATCCATTCCATATATCACCGCTCTTGGTATTGCAGTGAGTGTAAAGTTTAGAAGATTAGATGATGGCAAGCCTAAGTATGGGCAACCAACAGGGCAGAAATTGCACCTGTATAACGTGGTTGATGTAGCGGTGGACTCATCACATATTGTGATTACTGAGGGTGAGTTAGATGCAGTGATTATTTCTGGCATCTTGGGTATCCCAGCAGTGGGAGTGCCAGGAGTGGCAGCGTGGAAGCCGTACTACACCAAGTTATTGACGGGGTTTGATACCGTCTATGTAGTAGGCGATAATGATTTGAAAGAGGATGGGACTAACCCAGGAGCAGAGTTTTCTAAGCGTGTTGCGTCTGAAGTTATCAACTCTCAGATAGTAAACTTACCGCTTGGTATGGATATCAATGAGTTTTATTTACAGCACGGACCACAAGAGTTATCAACCCTATTAGGAGGAGTGAAGTGAGTGAGCAAGAAAAAGGATCTCCAAGAGGCAGCCAGATTATTGATGGATATGGGGATGATAATAGTCTCGATAGATTACAAGGCTGGGACGATAACTTGCCAGCCGATGCCAGCAAGAAAGTAGATGAGGAGTTTGTAAAAGATGTCTGGAGAATCCTCGACACAGCAGGAAATCTGCTTCTACGCAAGCATAAAGATTACGGCCCAAAGAACATCGCTCACAGTCCAGGTGGCCCACTCAACGGACTCAGAGTGCGAATGTGGGACAAGGTGGCTCGAATCAATAACCTCCTTGATAGCAAGGTCGCTCCCTCTAACGAGTCACTCCGAGACTCCTTCATAGATTTACTCAACTATTCCGCCATTGCAATTATGGTATTAGATAAGAAGTGGCCTGAACTACCCAATGACTGAGAAGCATTCGTGGTACAAGGCTGAACAACGCCGTAAACAAATTGCTAAAGAAAAGAAATTGAAGGCTGCCCGTTACTTAGATGAGATGAATAAGAGAGCCGAACAATACGATGCCACGCACCCGAAATAAAACTTATCAAGAACAACGCATATCACGAATACGAATGTATGGGATTGATGTCCCTGATTATGAACGCATACTCAAAGAACAAGGTGGAGGTTGTTATGTATGCGGTAAGAAGCCTACTGAGAAACGCGCTTTAGATATTGACCACGACCACAAAACAGGAAAGGTACGTGGTCTTCTTTGTTCCAACCATAACCGCGCCATTGGTTTGATGGGTGATGATCTACT